GGCTGAGGAGCCACAAGCCGTTGACGCTATGGGTAACGTGACTGGTATGGCCGCTGGCGGTTTGCCAGAAGATTACGGTATTGGGCGCTTGCCTGCTAAAAACATTGAGCGCATGGCTGACGGCGGTATTGCTGGTTATGGTGACGACGAAGGCATGGCTCAAGGTGGTATGTTTGAGTTTGCCCAGCGTAGCGAGCCTGTGATTCGTATGGCTGAAGGCGGTATGCCCGGGTTTAAGAAGGGCGGTCTTACTGACAAGCAAGAGTTTGCTATGCAGTACAAAGATGTGGCTGAAAAAGTTGGTAAAGAACTAGGCGTTGATCCGGGCATTCTTATTGCTCAATGGGGTCTAGAAACCGCATGGGGCAAGAAAACTGTAGGCCAGTACAACCTTGGCAACATTAAAGATGTGTCAGGCAAAGGCCCAACAGCGTACGACAAGATGGAGAAGAGCCGTTCTTCGTACAAGACATACGATTCACCTGACGCGTTTGCCGCAGACTATGCCGCGCTTATCAAACGCAACTTCCCCAAAGCCGTGGGCGCTGGCTCCGATATTGGCGCGTTCAGTGAAGGCTTGCAGTCAGGTGTAAAAGGCGCTTACGCTACTGATCCTAACTACCGCAAGGTGTTGGCGAACACGCACAAAAACTTGCCCGATATTCCGTTTGTTTCTTCTGCTCAAGCCGGAGAAGTGCCAAAAGCCCAAGCCGATACTAGCTTGGCTGCACAGATCCCCGGCCAGTCATACACTGCGCCAGCTTCTGACTACGACAAAACTAACTCGTTCTTTGGTCGGATGGCTGACAAGTTGGGCATTCCTCTTGAAGCTCAGCGCCAGATTAGCACCACACTAAACGCCCCCACACCATTGGCGCCAGTGGTTGGCTCCACTAAGTCAGGGTCTGGTCTTGCTGCCTTGGGCGAGAAGCTAGGTGAAAAGCTGGGGCTTCTCAAAGGACCTACTGGAAGCATGTCTAAAGCCGAGATTGCCGCATTGAAGAACGAGCAAGCTGGCCTACGTGCGCTGGAGAACTCTCAGCTTGCAATCAAAGAAGCTCAAGGCGCTGGCGCCACATTGGAAGAGCAAGAGTACTTACGCAAGATGATGGAAGCTAACCGCGCTAGACAAGTGCCAAGCGCGGCAGAAAAGATCTCAGAAGCTTCTTTGCTACGAGAAGGCCAAGATGTAGCCACGGCACAACGTCTGGCACAAACAGGCAGCCAAGCTCAAGCCGCAGGGCGTGTTGATGCGCTTGCAGACAAAGCGTTCCCCACTAACAATGCCACGCCAACTGCAGGTGTACCGGACGGTGCAATTCCGTTCAAAGGTATTGATGATGCTGAACTTCAGCGCATGCAGGAAGCTAACCAAGCGCCTATGACGCGTGACGACATTGTCAAAGCGGCTGAAGAAGTCACACCTGCCAAGGAGCGCAAAGGCTTTAGCAACGAGGACATGTTGACATTGGGCTTGAACCTGCTTGCAAACAAGTCTCCAAACTTCATGACAGCACTTGGCGAAGCCGGATTGGCTACCGTTGCTAGCAAGAAAGAACGCGAGAAAATTGAACGTGAAGAAGCCAAACTCAAAGGTTCCGAAGCGTTGCAGAAAGCACAGGCTAAGTACTACGACGCATACGCTGGCGCTATTGAGCGTGGCTCCAAAGAGAAGAATCTGGAGCTAGAAGCTGAAAAGATGGTGCTAGACAACCTTGGTAAATGGGAGAAGAGTATGGCCGGGCAAATGGCCTCTATGAATGACCCCAAAGCCAAACAGCGTGAAGAAGAACGTTTGCGCACAGCTATCTATGCAAGCCTTGGAATTAAACCTATAATGACTTCACAGTCCGCGGCTCCTTCTGGGGGCGGTGGTTTTAAATTTCTAGGGGTTAACTAACGCCCCATAAAAATCTAGGAAGCAGCAATGCCCATTTACAAAGTAGAAGGCCCTGATGGGCGTGTTTATAGTGTAGAGGGGCCTGCTGGGGCATCTCCTGATGAGGTTGTTGAGTTTGTTCGGGCAAACTACAAACAGCTACAGCCCAAAGAAGGCATTGGCGCTGCGGTCAGTAAAGGCATTGAGTCTTTAATTTCGTCTGGCAAGACTGCAATTGGCTCTCTTACAGGGTCGCCAGAAGAAGCCGCTAAAGCCGCCCTTGAGCGCGGTGAAGACATCGGCAAACGGTATGCCGAACAAGTCAGTCTTGATAAAGTTAAGAAAGCATACGCCGAACGTGGACTCTTGCCTGCGGCTGGGGAAGTGCTTAGTCAAGTCCCTGCGGCTATTGCCGAACAAGTCCCCAATATTGCCGCTTCATTAGGAAGTGCTCGCGCTGGTGCGGCATTGGGTTCCGTTGCTGGCCCCGGCGGTGCGTTAGTTGGCGGTATTGGTGGCGCACTTTTGCCGTCCCTTATTCAGCAGTTTGGTGGCAACATTGAGCGTCAAGCCGCAGAACAGCAACAACGTGGCGAGCCTATCAAGATTGATCGTGGCGCTGCCGCACTGGCCGCCGCCCCACAAGCCGCACTGGACGTTGCCGGTACGTTTATTCCTTTGGGCGGTCGCCTTGTCAGCAAACTGACTGGCATCCCAGAGAAAGCTTTGTTTGGTAAATCTGCTGAACAGGTAGCCAAGCTAGCCGATGAAAGACTGCTGGCCACCCTTGCAAAAGGTACAGCCACCGGTGCGCTTGCTGAGATCCCAACTGAGATTACGCAACAGATGTTGCAGCGTGCGCAAGCAGGTTTGTCTTTAACCGATGCTGACGCTCTCAAAGAGTATGGCGAAACAGCCTACCAAGTCGGATTGCTTGCCCCTATTGGTGCCGCCGGTCGTGTGGGAGACCGAGCCGCAGCTCGTGGCGAACGTGCCCAGCAACAGGAAATAGCGCGTCAAGAAGAGCAGATGCGCCAGTTGCAAGAAGCGGAAACTCAAGAAGAGAAAGTCCGCATCGCTAAAGAGATTGAGCAACAACAAGCCGAAGCCGCTAAACAAGCCGCGATTGCAGCCAAAGCAGAAGAGAAGCGTTTGGCACAGGCTAAAAAGCTTGGCACGCCTGACCTGTTAGCCCAGATGGGCGACGAAACTGTTGTCGGTAAGTTCTCTGAATTGCCTGATGCAGAGCGTGCCCGTACCGAAAAGCTAAACGGCTTGGCCAAACAGTTTGGCTACACCGACGCAGAGATCTCAGGACAGACGCCTGAAGGTCTACAAGCCATGTTGCGTGAGCGTGTCACAACCGACTTGGAGCAGACACGCCGAGTAGTTCCAGATTTGCAAAAGCAACTGGAAGAAGCCAAGAACAAACAGGACATGCAGCGAGTCATCGCGCTGTCCAAACAGCTTGATGGCCTAAAGCCAGCAGAGAGCCAGCTTACATCTGCACTCAAGCAACTCAACCAGCTAGCGCCAGCAGAAGCCGACATAAACTCTGTACGCAAAGCTTTAGACAAAGCAATCAGCACAGAAGACTACGCCAAGGCACAGACACTTGCCGCGCAGTTGGAAAAGCTACAGACTACACAAGCTGGCGTTGAGCGTAAGATTCCCGGTGAAGCTACGCCGCGTAACATCCGTGCACTGCCTACCGAACAGGTAGACATGTTTGGCGCTGAGTTCCAGAAAGAACTGGACATTAAAGACCAGCAACAAGCACAGCAAGACATTGAGCAGATCACAGAGAAGCAACCTGAGTCGCAGGTTAGCCGTGATGAAGACTTGTTTGCTGCCGAACAAGAATACGAAGAAAGTATTAAAGCAAGAGAAGAAGGTAAGAAAAAGACCCTCACTCCTGAAGAGTATGCTGACTCGTTGCGTCGTGGTATTGACCCCGATTACGTTGGCCCAGAGCCATCAAAAGGACAAGCCGCACCCAAGGTCATGTACCGCGAAGTGCCGGAAGAGAAAGCGCCTACTGATGTCAGGACGCTGTTGTCTTACCCACCTGCTGGCAAACTGCCATCAGGCCCAACCAAGCGCATACCTTATATTGTTGATGAGAAGGGCGTCAGCCGTGACTTGTCAGAGAAGGAAGCCAAAGAGCTGTTGGCGCAAGAACCCAAGGTTGCAAAGACGGGCGTTGACGAAGCGATTGACTCAGGCATCATCAACTCAGAAGTCAAAGACATCCTTGGTCTCAAAGGCCTAAGCAACAGAAAGCTTGACCTTAACGTTACAGAAGACGCTGAGTTTGTTGAAGGTAAGCTGCGCGCCAAGCTCAATGAGAGCAAACAACAAGCGCAAGACTTGCTTGATCAGTACATGGCTGATCCGTTTGCTGAAAGCAACCTGTACGACACCGAAGGCAACCTGTCAGAAAAAGCCAAAGAAGTTCTGTGGCGTGACATGCAGGCTCAGGAACTCGAGCGTTTACTTAAGCATATTGAGGAAGGTAAACGCGCACGCCGTACTGCGGCTGGAGAAGAGCGCCTAGCTGAGAAGATTATTGGTACGCCACAACGTACAGTGTCTATTGACACAACACTGCCAGCCATCGAAAAGATGGAAGCCAAAGATGCCAACGAGTTGGCACAGGCTATGGGCGTTAGTGGTGCGGCAGAACTCAAGGTTTTAGACAACGAAGCAATCAGTTCACAGCGCCACACGCTGGAAGCCAAGCGCCAGAAAGAAATTAAAGACAACACATACGACAAGTTGCTTGAAGCGCTTGAAGACCAGCGTAAGTCTAAAGAAGCGCCGCACAAGTACGATCTTGTGCGTCTGGCTAAACTGCGTAATGAATACGTGCAGGCGGCATTGAAAGAAGCCGCGCATCTGCGTGCAGCGCAAAGACAATCGCCCCTGTCAAGCGTCCAGATTCTGCAAGCTACAAACGACATGTACGAGTCGCTCAAAGAGTTGAGCACTCGCTACCCAGCCAAGCCTGTTAAAGAAACAGTTGTCACCCGCGTCAACAAATTGCAACAAATGCAAGAACAGTTGGCTGGCATGGAAGAAGGGCTTAAGCGCGACAAGCTCATAGCCGACATCAACAAGCTGGTAGAAGTACAACAGCGACCCATCCGAAACAAGATTAAAGCCAAGCAGCAAGAGTTGGTGCGTCTGCGCGATCAGATGGAACGTTACCGCCGTCAAGACTTGGAGCCTGCACGCCAGAAATGGTTGGCCATGCCAGAAGGCCCACTTGGTAGCAAAGAGTACATTGCTCGTGACCAGATGCAACAGCGCTATCTGTTGCGCAAAAAGAAGTTTGACGATTTTGCAGCGCACGACTCTAGAGTCACGCAAAACATTACAGACCTGATGAAGCGTCTGGACGAGCCAAAGTACACCAAAGGCAGGAAAGCTAAAGACATACGTCCTGCAAGCCAGCGTCCGTTTGCTGACCGCAAGAAAGCGGTTGAGACAATTAAAGAACAGTTGGAGACTGCTGAAGCCAAGCTGTTGGAAGCACCTGTACGCAAGCGCGTAGAAGTGTCTGAGATTGAGCGCCGTCAAGGTTTGATGGCACAGATTAAGGCCAAGGTAGACAGACTCGAGTCTTTGAAGAATCAGCAAGGCGCTAAAGACGAGCGCGAGAAACTGACCAAAGAGATTGCTGGCCTAGACGCACGTTTAAAGAAACAACAGGCTGAGCTTGCTGAGCGCCAGAAGGCACCTGAGACACCGCTTAACTTTAAAGAGCGTCGTGACGAAGCCGCGGAGTTGGAAACTCAGATTAAAGAAGCGTTTGCCGCCAAAGACTACGAGAAGACAGCCAAGCTGCTTGCTCGTATGCAGCAGTTGAACTTGGGCGAATCTTTAGCGTCTGAGCTTGGCACTGACCTTGAGTACAACCAGCGAGTGCTGGAGCGTGCCATCAAAGAAACACAAGGCGAACTCGATGCGCTTGTTGGCATTCCGCCCGGCAAAGAAGTCAAGGTTGGCGAGAAAGCCCCGCGCCGTGGTTTGTCAGAAGAGCAGCAACAGGAACTCAAGCGGCTTAACAAGCGCATGGAAGCGCTTCAGAAGAGTTTGGCCGAGAACCAAGCATCGCTTGACGACATTGGCCTCTTTGCCGCAAAGGGTGTCGATACTACAACGGGCGATCTGTTTGCCCCTACAGCCGAACAAGGCGTTATCTTTGAAACGCCAGAGAAGTTTTTGGGCTCCTCTAAATACGGCAATATCGGAAAGATGCGTAGGGAAGCTGAACGTCTTGCCAACATACTGCCTGTAAATTTTGAAGACTTGCAAAAAACACGTACCGACTACGTGACAGCGCTTAGCGCGTTGGAGAAGTTGCGCAAGACACCAGAGGCAACACAGTTTAATTACTACGGCGAGTTGGCAGGCCAGTACGCTGTCCAAGCGGAAAACATGCGCAAGAGAGCCAAGGACTCTTATGCTTCTAACAACAAGCAGACACGCGCACAATGGACTATGCAGGATGCGGAAGCTAAGCGTCTGCAAGAGCGTGCAGATCTGTACGAAAAAATGGCTAGCAGCGCCAAGCTGTTAGACATTAGCAAGTACTCTACAGAACTGCAACAGATTATTGTGGAAGCCAAGTTGCAAGGCTTGGACGTAGAAGAAGACAGCCGTGAGATTGGCTTGTCCATGGCTCAGAAGAATGTCGAGCGCCTTAAGACCGCCATGAATGACATGGATGAGTTGGCTCGCAAGAATGGCACGACCGCGCCTATTGTCAAAGAAAAGCCTGCTGACATTCCACAAGGCGATGCGTTGCAGAAAGAGATTGGCAACGTTAACAAACAGATTGCGGCTGTGCGTAACCGCATGAAGTCTGAAGCGCCAGACCAGCGTGTGCAATCCGAGTACGAGATCGAAGGCTTGGTAAATTACCGCCGTGATCTAGAGACCGAGATGTTTATGCGCACGGCTGAAGGCCGTCTGTTCCAGTTGAACCAAAGTTTCTTGGAAGAGTACAGCGCTGACGTTGACCCAACCGATCCATTGAAAACGGCTCTGGGGCGTGCGATTGCGCGTTCTCGTGAGTACATTCCAGAGTCTGCCGCCAAAGAAGCTGCTGAACTGGAAGAGTTGCTCAAGTCACAGAAAGAAGTTTCTGATGCGCTGGCTAAGTACAAAGCTGCCGCACCGTCTGACGAAGACGTGGCTAGAAACTATTGGGTTGGCCGCTTTGAAGTAGCGAAGCTTGAAGCTGACTTGGACAAACTCAATGCTCAAGTAACCGAACTGCAAGACAAGATTACTGCCGCGCAGGACTCTGAAGTACAGATGCTTCGCCGTGCTGACAGCGCACTAAAAGATGCATGGGCCAAGCTCAAAGCCGCCGAGAAAGCGCTGACATACAAGGATGAGAAGAAGGCCATGGAGTTGGCCAAGCGCAAGAAGGCGCTCATCTTGTCCCAGAAAGCTTTGGACGAAGCCAAAGAAACATCACGTCTAAAGAACAAGGCGCAGGAAGAACGCATCCGTACAGGCGCTGGCACAGAAGGCACTAAAGTTACACGCGTCAAAGCGTTGAGCAGGGAAGGTCTGGCTGCAGCAGAAGCCGGTGGCATATACGGTACGACCCGTAAAGTGCAGACAATGAACGCTGGCTGGTCTGTGCGCTACACGCCAGAAGGCCCTGTGTTTGACTACGATCCTAAGAGCGATCCTGAAGCCACTACCGAAGACAAAGCCAAAAAGAGTTTGGACGCTGGCAAGGCGTATGACCAACTCAAGAAAGCTCGCAACGCTTACAAAAAGCTGTTGAAACAGAACGAGACTGATGACGTCACAGAGAAGCTGGAAAATGCCAAGCGCAACTTGGATAAGAAGATGCAGCTTCTGGAAGACTTGGCTGGCGCTCGATACGTCACTGTCAAAGAGATGGTTGGCGCTAGGCCTAACGAAATTGACGACAAGCTGGAAGTTAAACAGCAGATTGCCAAATTAGACAAGAAAGACATTGGCACGTACACCAAGGCTCGTGCAGAGCAGGAACTGCTTCGCAAAGAGATTGAGCATGTGCGTACGCTTAAAGGTCAGACTGAGATTAGCCAGCAACGCACAGCCGTGCGCAACGCTCAAGACCAGTACGACAAGATTGCTTACGAGCTGTCTGAAGTTAAACGTAAGTGGGAATACGACATCAGCACGCTGAGCGAAACTGCTTACGACCGCCGCGTTAAAGACCTGACACAACAGCTTGAGCAGACTAAGGCTAAGTTAACTGAGCTGTCTACTCGTTTGAAACCAATGGAGGTTAAGAACGAAGAGCGTCTTGCTGACCTCACCAAGCGCTACTTTGCGGCCAAGAAGATTGCTGACGAATTGTTGTTGGGTAAACCAGAAGGCGATACCAAAGGCGCTACCCGTGCGCCTATTGCCGAGAACGTCAAAGACATGGCGAAAACCATGCGCACACTGGCGCGTGACGAAAAGAACACTGACGTCAAGCCGCTGATTAAACAGAACCAGAAGCTTAAAGCAGCGTCTGGCGAAGAACAGCGCATGCGTAAGACTGCTACCGATCTGGCCAAGAAAGACCGTTTGGTAACGATGTACCCCAAGGGTTCGCCTGAGTACAACAAAGCTTTGAAAGAAGTTACTGGCGGCTACATTAGAACTTTGGTTGACAGCTCTGGCGACACAGATGGCACAGTCTATCGTCTGGAGCCAGCGCTTGTTGTTGACCCTATGGCTGACGCAGAAGCCAAAGCAATTGCAGACAAGTTTGCAAGCAAGCTTCCTAAAGACGTCAAGTTTATCTTTGCCCCTACGCTGAAGCAGGCTCCTGCACGTTTTTTGAAGTCTTTGTACAACGACGGCGTGGACATAGAAAAGTCTGCCGTCAAGGGCGGCGTGATGGCTGATGGCACGATTGTGGTCATTGGCGACATGCATGAGAATGCATTGGACTTGGAAAAGACTTTGATCCACGAAGCCATAGGTCACTATGGTGTGGACGTGGTGCTTGGCCCCCAAGGTATGGCTGACTTGACTAAAGCTATCCGTACAACCGAAGGCGGCATCTATGGCATGGCCAAGGCGCTGGGTGTTGAGGAAGAAGTTATTGCCACCGCCACTGCATGGGAACAACGCGCTATTGATGCGGAAGCAAAAGGCGACACAGATACAGCGGCAAAGATTCGCCGCATGGGAGAAATCCAAGCTGTGCGCGAGATGCTAGCGCACATGCAAGAAACCACGGTTAACGAAACGTTTGTGCAGAAAGCTGGCCGTTATATCAAAGCTGTGCTGGGCGCTATCCGTCAGTGGTTGCGTGGCATGGGCATGCCGGGCTTATCGAATGTCAGTACAAACGAGCTGTACTACACGATGTTCCAAGCTACCAAGCGCATGCAGCAAGAGTTTGCTGGCAAGTACGAGTCACCTACAGGTTTGATCTCGTTGCGCACAAACTACGCTACGCCTGAGTTGGCTGCGGCTGGTGCTATTGTCGACAAGGTCGTCGCTAAAGACAAAAACCTGTACGACAAGATTAAAGCTAACGGCTCTGGCTTGGCGTTTGAAACCCAGATGGTTGACCGGTTTGCCGGATTTGAGCGTCTTTCCAAGGATATGGACAAGCTCAAGGGCATGCAGATGATGTACTACTTGCGCATGTACGACCAGCGCATGAACTTTGTAGCTCAGTCTGTAGGCAACGGCGCATTGCAACGTACCAAGAAAACCCGCAAAGATGGCCGTGACGAGTACATCATCGAGAGCGTCAAGGGTCCAAGCATCCGTAGCGTGGCTGAGATTCTTAAGCGTGCAGCGCCTTTGGTCGGCAGTCCAGATGGCGCCAGCCGTCTGTTCACTTTGTATCTGGCCGGCATCCGTGCTAAGAGCAAAGGTCTGGAGACTTTGGGCTTTAACGGCAAGATTACACAGGCTGAACTCGATAGCGCTAACCGTGCCATTGATAACACCCCCGGCCTGAAAGACTTGTTTGATACGGCACGCGCTGAGTACAACGCATACAACGAAGGACTGGTGCGGTTTGCTGCACAGACACACGCCTTGCCACGCTCTGTGGTTGAGAAGTTGCTTGCGTCCAAGGACTACATTCCTTACTACCGCCAGCGTAATGGCGTGGTTGAGTTGTTGATTGGCGGTGAAAACCCAGTCAAGATTGGTAACATTAAAGAACAGCCATACCTGCAAGAGTTGGTTGGCGGTGACGAGCCGATCCTTGACTTCATGACCAGCGCTGTTCAGAACACGAACTTGCTAACTGACATGGCTTTGCGTAACCAATCGACAAGCAGCGCTGTGTTTGAGTTGGTGGACATGGGTCTGGCAACCATCACACGTAAGCCTATCTCTGGCCCCAACGTCGTGCGCTTTAAGGTTGAGCCAGCGCCAAAGAACGAGAAGGATCAGGATACAGGCGACCGCTATGCGCTGATTGCCACAGACAAAGCAGGCGTGCCTGCCGACATCTTGGTCAAGGGCATGGAAGGTATTCCATCACAGATGCCGTTTGCCTTGCGTGCCATGTCTGTGCCAGCTACGTTCTTGCGTAAGGCCGTGACACTGTCGCCTTTGTATGCGGCTAAACAGTTGTTCCGTGATTCCTTGGCAGCACCTTTGTTGGCCGGAGCCGACTTCGTTCCTGTTACTGGAGCGCTGAAAGAAATTGGAAGCGCAACCAAAGGTACGCTTGAGTCACGCGGTGTTACAGGTGGCCAAGTGTTTACTGGCGGTAACGAAGACCTGACCAAAATCTTACGCGACATCACAGCCGGTAAGGGCGTCTTCACAGAACTGCTGTCCAAGGCTGAAGCAATCACCATGGAAGCCGATGCGCTGACACGCCGTGCCCAGTACAACAGCTACATCCGTCAAGGCTTGTCCGAGATGGAAGCCACGTACATGGCGCTTGAGTCCATGAACTTTAACAAGCGTGGTGCGTCACCTAGCATCCACTGGGCTAACTCTTTAGTTCCGTTCTTCAACGCACAGATTCAGTCGCTGAACGTGCTGTACAAAGCTTTGACAGGCAACCTGCCTTTCAATGAGCGCTTGAAGATTCAAGAGAAGCTGTTGACCCGTGGCTTGATGATTGCCGCTGGCACGTTGGCGTACGCCGCCTCCATGCAAGACGACGAGGCGTACAAGAACGCTACGCCAGATCAGAAGTACGGCAACTGGTTTGTGCGCATCCCCGGTGTTGAAGAGCCACTGCGTATACCAATTCCGTTTGAGATTGGCTACATCTTCAAGGCTTTGCCAGAGGCGCTGTACAACTCCATGATGAACGAGCATGGCAGCGAAGAGGCGGTCAAGGCATTCAACCAAATCTTGATCCAGACCATCCCCGGCGGCTCAAGCATGGCAACTGTGGACGTTGGAGGCGTGAAACTGCCTACGCTCTTGCCAATACCGCAAGCCATGAAGCCTATCATTGAGACTTCGCTGGGCAAGTCGTTCTACACAGGACGCGACATTCTGTCCAAGGGCGAGCAACAGTTGTTGCCAGAAGCCCAGTTCCGTGAGAACACGACAGAGATTGCCAAGGCATACGGCGCGGCAGTTGGCGCTTCCCCCATCAAGGTCGAGGCGTTCATCAAGGGCTATACCGGCACCATGGGATTGGCGTTCTTGCAGGCTGTTAGCTCACCATTCTCGTCCGAAGGTTCGCCAGAGAAGACTTACAAGCGTCTATCTGAGCGTGCGGTCATTGGCGGTGCGTTCCAACCTAACGATGCTGGCGAGATTATCAACAGCACGTTTGAGCGCATGAACGAGTTTGCTAAGGTCAAGCAGACAGTGGACGACTACATCGAGCGTGGGGAGAAATCCAAGGCTATGGCGCTAATTAGCGAACGCAGCAAGGAGTACATGCTGGGCGAGATCTCTGGTGACTTCACCAAGCAGATTGGCGAGTTGACCCAGTATGAGCGTGCCGTGCGTGCCTCAAACCTTACCCCCGAAGAGAAGCGCGAGAAGCTGGCAGAAATACGCGAGTACAAGATCAAGCTGTCTTCGATGGTGCGCGGGGCAGTCGATAAAACAGGACTCCAGTAAAGCCATCGTGGATGCCCGTGATGGCACGGGCATCCAGTACTCGGCAAAGGACTGCCTTGCGCAGTCCTACTTCACGAACAGCGTCCGTATCTAGGCAGGGGACGAAGAACCCCTGCCCTTTCTCAACTTTCTCCCACGGGAAGTGGATTGATGATACTTTCATCTAGTTCGTCCATCTTACGTCTGACGCGCATTGCTGGAACCCGCATGGCAGGGCCTTTGGTCTTGGAGGTCATGTTCTTCCTGAGATACTCAATCTGAAACGTGTCCTCAAGCTGGCGCTTGAACGAAGCGTAACCGAAACTCATAGAAGCGCAATAGGACTTGAGCAGGGTTTCCTCGATGAAGTAGTCGATGTAGCCGGGCGTTATGCCATGCTCAACACGCCCAAGAATCTTGTTGCGTGTGATCGTCTGGTCAATGACCTGACCGCTACCGAGTTCTGCCATCAAGCCACCACTGCTAGGTTTGAGCACCACGAAACTGCCGTAGCTCTCACGAGTGTAGGCATTCAATACATCCTCCGCGGTGCGCAAGCTGTGCTTCATGCTAGAGCGCATGGACGCCACGACCTTCTTGAAAGCGTTCAGCACGGGGCGCAGTGGGATGTCCACGATGCCAGCCGCTTTGAAAGCATTACGAGCATGGACTGCGGTTCCAATGCCAGCCATCCAGAAGCGCTCGTCGTTGGTAGCGTTGAACTCTGTGTACATGGCGGCTACTGCCTCGCGCACAGATGTGGGGAACTCATCGACATGCTCAACCATGTACTCGACCAACTTGTAGCCCGCCACGCCGTAGTTGTACTGCAAGGACTTGATGATCTCGATTTCGTGAGGCTCCCATGTCAGCGCTTCCTCAAACGTAAACTCAAGTAGACGACGAAGCTCGCCCTCAGATGAGTGGTCACGGCCACCAGTCAAGTAGTCCACAACGTGCGTGTTAGATGACATCAGGCACACAGTCATCCATGTAGAGAGGTTCAAGCGTTCCTTGTTGGAGCCGGACTCCATACGCTCCTTGCCACGGCCTTCAGTCATATCCAAGAGGAACTCAGGCAACCATTCAGGGGCGGCTCGGTTCTTGGCGGTGATCTCGTCCGTGATAAGCGGATGACTGTTGAGCAAGCCTAAGCGTTGCTGCATAGCCACAGGAGAAGTACTCTTGCCTGTACGATAGTGCGTCGGGTGTCCCCATACTGAAGCGGCAGCTTCAAGAGACAAAGTCTTACCGGTCCCCGACTCCGTGGATGCACAATGGTACGTCATGCCATAGATGCCTGTAAAGCGCATGAAAGGTGCGCCAGCACCGGCAAGGATGACGGCTATGTGCCCCCACATCTTCTTGGCGATCAACATATTCATGAAGTCACGCCAAGCCTCAATGGTTCCCTTGGGTTCGGTGTTCACTGTGATGTTCTCCAGCCCCGGCATGGGAACCTTGACTGGGGGTTTACCCTTACTGAAGATACGCCCTGCGTACACGTAAGTGTTGTCTGCCTGCCAGCCGTAGCTGTCAGGGACCTTTATAGCTGGTCTGCTTGTGCTAGCTTCTTCCACGCATGCCCTCACATATTCAAATAAGTTTTTGTCGTTGCCGTGACCAAACGAGGCCACGATGTTTTGACTAGCCAGCGCTTTGACTGTCTCGTCTTTGCTGACCACGGCCTTCTGCGCCATGGTTACGTTCACTGCACCTTCAGGCTTTAGCGCGATCATGTGCACTGTGTGATCCCCGTTGCTGTTGAGGATGTCAACAACAAACAGTTCGTATGGCAACAGCATGACCTGCTTCTTGGCCTTGTTGCCTTCGTCGTCTTCTACTGTGCGCTCCATGAACGTGCCGCCGTTGGCTCCATAGGAGTAGCCGCGTGGCGGTGTTGGGCGCATGACCTTGATGGTTTCTTTCTCGGCTACTGGGCTTTCGTTGGCCACAACAACTTCGATTTCTTTCTCCTCGACCTCGACTGCCAACTCACGACCAAGGATCAGTGGGTTGGTGATCTTGCCCCAATGCGTACAGCTTGGGCAGATGCCGGGGTTCTCGGAGTCCATCTTGATGCAGGGGTACGGACCCTTGATGCTTTGCAGCTTCTGGTTCATACGCTCCGGCTCATACGGATGCATCTTGCTCAGCCACACAGCCGCACGGTTGCCGTCCTCACAGACCTTAGTCCATGACAACAAGCCACGCCAGATCGGCTCCATGCCCTCTTCGGTTGCGTGTTCAACGTAGTGCGCAAGCTGGCCGCACCCCCTCGAATTTTGCGTAGCCAGCCAAATTGGTTTGAACTTGGTCACGCTGTTTTCAAAGAGCTTGAAACTGGTTGCCGTGGGGGCAGCAGAAGGGCGGGTGCCAGCCAAGTCTAGCTTCGGGGTGGCCTGCGCTTCATAGACTGAGCCAGTCAGTTTTTCCCTAATCAGGGAAGCCAACCCCTCGAAGCTGAACACATCGCCCTCAGTCAGTATGCGCACGGGGCGCGGCGTTGCGTACTTCTTCTTGAAGTTGGTGGTGTCAGGCACACGTAAGACTCGGGCGGCGTCAGCCGTCACGGTCATGTCGATAGCCAGTCCTTCCTGTTTGCACAGGCGTTTAAAGTTCTCAGCCACAGGCTTCCAAGTATCGACAGGCACGGCTTCTAGAAGTGGCCAATAGCAGTGCAAACCACCGCCAGAACCCACAACGTAGGGCGTGCCTAGGGCATCCATGCCTGTCTTACTTAGAAACGCACTGAGCGCTTGCGCTGCGTCCTTCTTCGATGCGTAGCCATCCATGTCAATAAACAGGGACTTCACGTACCGAGCGTTGGCGGCAGTTCGGTTGTCTTCATCGCCAAAGGTAGCCAAGGCAAAGTAGATGTCAAACTTACTGTCGTGCCAACGCTTGATGTGCGCAGGTGTATCTTCCAGAGACGCAGTAAAGACGTGCTCTTTCTTTGTTAGTTCTGCTACGCAATACCGACCAAATTCGGGCGGCGGCAGAACAACCGCTAAAAACTCAAGCGGAGTCATTTGAATCCTTGCGGTTTAGAAGAGTTCGAGTTGACGCGAGTCTTTAGATGTTGGGCGCTCCATGATGGGGTAGCCAGCAATACGGCTGAGAAGCTCCATCTGCCAGTTCTTGGGCAAACATTCTTTCGTGTGCACCAAGTCTTCGGCGAAGCGAATCAGTTCTTGCGTGGTGAGGGATCGAGGTTGTCTTCCGTACATATTTTTCTCCATGCCTCGTCTGCTGTGCGCGAGGTCTTCATTATGTGAGTTAAGAATTCGACGCGGTTACGATAGGCCACAAACACTTCCGTGCCTGTGAACCAGTTGTAAACCGTCTGTCGAGAGACGCCGAGAGCATAGGCAATCTTCGTGACCGGAAAGTCAAGATGGATCGCCCAACGCCCAAGCTGGTTGCCCAGAGACTTGGGTGTCTTAGCTACTTCGTCAATGATTTTTTGTGAGTAAGCCATAGTGGTTTAGGTGGGGGTTGGGTGGGGATCGAACCCACCACTCCACAGTGCATGCCGGAATCGAACCGGCCCTTTTACCAACCCCCGATTTAATTACTCATCGTCCCAATCAGCAACGATGTCGGCCAGCTTGCTCTTCTTAGCTGGTACGGATTCAACCTTGGGTGCGGCTTTACGCACTTCGGGTTCTTCTTCAGCTTCCACCTCAGCGGCTTTGGCTTTCTTGGGCTTGGCCGCTTTGACTTCGGCCATAGCTTCGGCTTCGTCTTCGTCAAGCAGATCACCAATAGTCTTGGTAGCAGGGCGCTTGCCTTCCAGAACCAAAGGTGCAGGGGCGGCAACACCGTCAGCAGTGGCAGGGGTAGAAGCTACGGCCTTCTCAGCGTCCTTGGACTTAGCCTGATCTTGCGCAACCAAATACTCCTCGTCAGTCAACCAACGCACAGGGGCGAAGATCAGCTTGGGGGACTCAGCCTTGGTGTCGAACTTCATGCGAGTCACGATGGCATCCAAGTTAACAGGAGGAGTCTGAGCCGCCATGTAACGAGCGTATGCCTGCAATGGGCGCTTCTCGCCGTCTTCCTTGCCGAAGATAGATGTCGCAGGCAAAGTCACTTGCAACACGTCGCCTTCAGGGTTGTTAGCCAAGACTACAGCCAAGCGCTGTTGGTAACGGCATGCGCGGCTTTGACCATTGCCAGACCCAGCGATGTTCTGTGGGCATGCCGCACAGCTAGCCGCTTGCTTGTTACGCACGCCTGCATCGGGCTTCTCACCATCGGCAGATGTGCAGTCAGGCGCGGCTGCAGCCGCGTCTTTGTCGTAGGAGCCAGCGTAGAAAATACGGCTGACCTTGGGGGCAGCTTTGACCACGATGACATCCAAATGGCGGTCTTCGATTGAGGCGATCTCCTTGCCACCAGACAGCAAACGGAACACACCGCCCTTGATGGACACGCGCTTCATGCCTGCGCCGGTGCTTACACCGCCAGCCAAGGCCAAAGTAGTTGCTGAAAGCTCTGCGTTCTTAGCGAAGGCAGGCACGTTTGAGGGGTTGAACATTGCAATATTGCTCATTTTGTTTCCAATTAAGTAGGTTTGCGTACAGAGATATCGAACTCAGATGTGGAGTTCAGGCCGGGCGGTACGACCCCGGGGTTTTCTTCCAAGAACTGTGACATGTTGGATTGCGCAATGCGCTTCTCCAAAAGCTCGACGGCCTCATGTGCCAATACGAACTTCTTGAACTCATCCCAGTCCTGTGTGTAGTAGCGAGTCTTCACGGACATGACTGCCGTGCCCTCGGTAGTGCGAACTGATGTGACGCCCATCGCCTTCATCTGTTCCTTGATAGCGTTCTTGACCTCTTCCTGTTGCGCCTTGAGTACTTCAGCTTGCGTGTCG